CCAATACAAGAGTGAGTACGGTACTATCATTACGATATACCTGCCAGTCCATAGAATCGGGCTGCGAATTTAGTGTTTGCATGGTTCCTCCAAGGTCAACCTACTCCTATTGTATGATACATGTATTATGACTATTACCCCCGAAATTATTGCTGCCCTTTTTGGAGGGATAGTATCTGTGCTTGGAGCCTTCTACGGTTTCATTAGATGGATTATTACTAAGTTTCTTAATGAACTTAAACCAAATGGGGGCAGCAGTCTTAAGGATCAAGTCAACAGACTAGAAAGGCGAGTAGATGATATCTATCACATACTTGCTGAAAAGGAGTAATAATGGCTAAAAATGTATATTACGAAGGCAAACTAATCCCTGTTAAGGATTGGGATTATGACCTAAAGAAACCAAAGACTAAAGAACCTAAGAAGCAGCCTGTTGTTGAGGTTGTTGAAGAAGTTACAGAACAAATATCAGAGTAAGCAAAATCCCCTAGGAGCGTGGGGTGGGGGCTAAACCTAGGGGATCTGCTTTTTCTGGAGGCAATCCAGAAATCTATATTTATTTTCTTGGTGGCATAGGTACTATCGGAGTCATTGTTCTATAGAAGTAACCATCTGAATTTTCTGCAGATGTTACATTATTTTGAAAATACCCAATTTCTTTCCATGTTGGAAGATTACCCATTGCCACTGCAAAATCTTGAGTGTTGTAATCGCTTACATATATTTTAATCTTTTCATAAGTTTGTCCTACTTCGTAGAACTGCTTTGTAGGAGAGATAGTTCTTCTTGAGTTAAAGGATGCTCCAAAAGCATTCATCTCTCTTGTAATTCCTTGTATATCCCAATCTGTTCTAATATAAAATGTAACATTTATTGTTTCAGTATTCCCAGAAACCTGTGGATTTATTTGTGCATAGTTATTAACATCAAAAACTCCACCAGTAATCAAATATGGACGACCACCACTTACTGGATCCCAAGGTGTTACTGTTGAGTTTGCACCCTGTCTAACTTGGCTTACTGTTCCAGCAGTTGCTGTATATCTGGTCTCTTTTTGAGATAAGTTTGTATTTCCAGGAATATAAAAGTCTGCTACCTGATTTGGAAGATATTTGTTCCATATTCCGCCAGTTTGTGTTCTTGTACCAATAAATTCTGCTTTAATCCATCTTACTGGAATTAGAATTACGGAAAGAGTTACTGGTATTGTTTTTGAATTAGTATTAAAACCATTATTAACTGTTAATTTTACATTGTATGTTCCACTTGCATTGTAAATTTTTGGTGGTGGGGTCTTGCCATTAAATACTGTCCCATCACCAAATTCCCAGTTCCAAGTATTTGTATCTGGACCGCTTGCATCAGTAAATGTTACAACGCCATCTTGATCTATTTCATACAAAAAGTCAGCATGTGCTGTTGCTCCTGTTACTTTAATTAATTGTGCAGGATCATTAAGAGTATTTGTAAGCATAGCAAAATTTGTGTATCCGTCAGTATTTGTAACCCAAACACCAACATTATAGGTTCCAGGACCAATAAGCGGTTCTTCATAACCTAGCAATGGTCCTAAGTCATCATAATTCCATGATGGAGTTTTACCATTAATGATTGGAGCATTTGAAAAATCTATTTGAAGACCACTTGGATATAGTTCTTTTAATACTGATGGTGGTTGTGTTCCACGATAAAAAATTGGTATATTGACCATCCATTCAATTTTTGCAAGAGCATTTAATTCTGCTGTTGTGTAGTTTGAAATAGATGCACTAAATGTTGTGGCTGTTGTTCCTGTAAGAGTATTTACTGCAACTACTGGAACTTTTGGTGCTTTTGAATTATAAAAGGCTATATCTGAATCTCTAAGTATATATTCAGTCATCCATGTAGATTCATTTATTGAGTGCTTTATTCCGCTAACAACATACTCTCCATAAATATAATTGTTTGAATCAATCTTGTGTTGAATATAGATTGTTTGACCAATGTTAATATCACTTATACCTTCAGTATTTGCATAAACAGAATCAACTGTTATTGATTCAAGATTTGATTTTGGCACTGATTGGTATTCTAATACTGCATCCTGATATTCTGCTGCCTGACCCGCAATAGTTGATGTTGGAAGCCAGAAAGAGTTTTGTGTTGTTGTAAATGTTGTTACACCTTCAAGTTTTGCTGGACCAAAGTCAAGGGTTGCCTGTTGATTAACAACTGGCTCTATAGATAAAATGTCTCCTGTAATTGGATTAGTGTTTGTAACAGAAACCTGATTAATAATCTTGTTCATGCCATTATTCATGTTAATTGCTTTAAAGGTAAAACTTTCTGGGTCTAGTTCTTCAACATCTGGATCTTGCCAAGGATCAGAGTTGTTTGTTTTAAAAAAATCAGTAACATAAGATAAGCCAGATAAATCTCCAGTGTAATATGCTGGGTCATATTTCATGTAAGGTGTAAAGAAGTAAGAGTCTCCACCATATTTTGCAAAGTATGTAACTAATGCTGAAGAAAAACCACTTGAAATTAGTTCATAAATTGTTTTACCTGCTTCAACTTTTACAAGCGGTGCTGGAGGAGCATAAAGTCCAAAATTTAAGTCCATACTTCCACCCATCAATTGAAGTCCAATTGAGTCATACACAATTGTATAAAAACTTCCAATTTCTTCAGATAGCAAATATGTTGCGTTTTCTAATAAATAATCTACTGGAACAATGTTATTAGGATAGGTTGGAGTAATGTTTGTGTCAATAAAATCTTGAGTAATTAGCAATCTGTTAATCTGTCCAATTAAATCTGTACCGTTTATTGTTACAATTTGTTTTTGATTTCTAATATAGTCAACATTAACATCAGTAATAAAGCCAAAGAATATGTTTTTAATTTGACCATTTATAGGTTTTGTATGAACCCATACAAATGAGTTTGATTTAATAAAAGGATTAATATTTGGATCTGCTGTTGATCCTCTTGTGGTTATTGTAAATTGGCCAGTGTCTGATTGTTCCCAAAATCCTTCAAATGTATCTGCTCCATGTACAGTGTTTATTGATAAAACACCATCTGTAATGTCTAACCAATCACCATAAGAACCTACACTTGTGTCCCAAACCTTAACTTCAACAAGATCTTTTGCCTTCATTTATTAACCCCTAACAACTCTGCTGCTTACTTTACCGTATTTCGTTAATGCGTTGTTTACTTCTCTACCTAATGCGTATGGATCTGTGCCTAGACCAGCATTGATAGTAATTTGGATTGGCGCTGCTTGTGCTGTTCCATACCCTGCAAGTTGTGGCTGAAAGCCTGCCATTGTTGCATTTGCTAAACCAGTCATTGAAACATTTGCAAGTTTTTGTGCTTGGTCAATACCTTGAGAAAGACCCTTAACAAGGTTTTCACCAATCTCAGCAAATACTGTTGATGGAGATTTAACTCCAAATAAATTCATAACCTTGCTTACTGTTTTACCAACAAATGAGTTTGCTAATCTGTTTTCAAACCAGTCAAGCATACTAGTGATTCCATCCCAAAGACCACGGACAATATTTTTACCAACATTGAGCATTGCTGCTGGCAGCGAATTAAAAGCATTTCTAATTGTAGAAACAACATCTGATACTCTGTTTCCAAATCCCTTAAGTGCTTCCCATGCATCAGATGCAAAGTTTTTAATTGCATTCCAAACTTTACCAACTACTTCTGTAACCGTATCCCAATTCTTAACAAGAAGAACAATGATTGCAATAAGTGCAGTAATAGCAATAATAACAAGTCCAATAGGGTTGGCAGACATTGCAGCATTGAATAACCATTGTGCTGCTGTTGCTATTTTAGTTGCTGCTGATTTTGCTAATGTTGCTAGTTCAAGTGCTACCATTGCACCCTTAATAGCATTAATAAGAAGAAGAAAAGGTCCAAGAATTGCTATCGCAAGACCTACTACAACAATGATTTGTTGAATTGGACCAGGCAAAGATGTGAAAACACCAACTGCTACTCTCATAGCATCATTTACTAGTTTCATTACTGGTAAGAATGTTTTACCAAGATTTGTGTTTAAGTCTGCTTGTTCTGCTTCAAGAATTCTTGTTGAGTTTGCCAAACCGTCTGATGTTCTTCCAAAGTCACCTTGGGCTGCTGTTGTTTGCTTATAAATTAATTGCTGTGCTGCCAAAACTTTTTGCTGAGGAGTCAAAGCATTCTTTGTTGTACTTACAATTCCTAATTCAAGTGCAGCCTGGCGAAGTGATGCATCATCAAGTAAAACACCGTATGCTCTAAGTGGCTCTGCTTCACCACGAAGTGCAGAACCAATTGCATTAATTGCCTGCTCAGGAGATGTGTTATTAAATGAGGCTAGGTCAGAAGCAAGACCAACAAAGTCAGTTGAGAACCCAACAAGGTCATCACCAGCAAGTCCAGCAGCCTTACCAAATGTGGCAAATGTTGCTGCAGCATCTAATGCCTGTTGTTTTGATTGACCAAAGTTTTTAGCAGCACTTGAAGCAAATTTAACTACTTCTGTGGCAGACTCACCAAATAGAACATTTGTCTTAGATAATGTTTCTTCTAGATTTGAGGCAGCATCTGTGGCACTATTTATAAAGCCTCCAGCAATGCCAAATCCTTTTGCTGCAACTGCAACACCAGCAAATGCTGTAGTTAATCCCTGAACCTTTTTTACAGAAGCATCAAGCCCACCCAGTTGCTTATTAGCCTGATCAACACCTTGTTGCAGTTTTTGAACATCTGCAACTATGTCAATCTTTATCTGTTGTGCCATTACTTGCTCCTTCTGTTCATCTCTTCAACCATCGCAACATATTCTTCATATGTCAGTTCCCAGAACTGTTCTGGCGTATATCCTGTTTCAATACAGAATCTAGCCATCGCAACTAGGCTGAAGTGACTTCTTTTGGGTCGGACATGTCCATCCCTGAGAGTTCAGACAATTGTGTAATTGTCATTTCTTCTGCTTCCCCTATTGTAAGGGCTGGGTTGTTTCGCTTTGCAACCATATATTGCATAGCAAATGCTAGTTTTGCTTTGGATTCAATGACATTCCATTCATCCATTGGTGTCTCTAAGTATGCTTCAACTTCTGCAAGTTCTTTCCACTTGAGTGTTGACATTAAGTCATTTTGTTCCATTTATTGCCTCCATTAGTTTAAGTTATATTTTTTAATATTGTTCTTTATATTGTTTTCATAAGCAGCAATTATGTAACTCATGCTGGTATTTACTGCTTGTGTTAAATATGGCTGTGCCTGAATATTCTTCTCTGGCCATCCATATTCAATTACTCCTGCATATGGAACTGCCCCACTACCAGCCAAGATCTGTGCCTTCTCTGCAGAAGGATTACCTTGAATAGATGATGCAAGAGCACCAGTTAAACGAGGGGCCATGCTAGAAGCCTTTTGAGCAAGAGTTGAACTAAGTTCTTTGTTAAGTTCTAAGTTGTTCTCTAGATCATCTGATAGTCGTTTTAATGAGGCCTGAACCTCTTTTATTCCTTCTATCTCTACTTCTAGCATGACAAGCCCTGTTTAATGATTAGGACTCTACTCTTGTTGGCTTGCCATCAAGGATAAAGTTTAGATCAAAGGTGAAGAATTCACCTGCTGCTCCACCAAGATCTGGAACAGTTTCTGCGTAGCCAGTTGCTGTGAAGTGTGGCTGTGAAGCAGATGCTGTTGCATTTCCGTGTGGTGCATATGTAATTGTTACAGTCGTACCTGGGTTAGCCCAGAGATATGAATGTAGTGATGCTGATGCTGTGTCCTGGAATCCAGTTACAGCGCATGTGAAGTCAAGTGAGTCCTCGTAGTCTCCAAAACCAAGTGTACCAACTGCAGATGAGAAAACAACATTGCTGACTCCTCCTGCGTATTCTGTACTTCCGATTTCAAAAACAATGGACTTTCCTTTAATTCTGGCCATTAGTTTCCTCCTTCAATATCTATTGAAATGTTTATGTTTGTTGCTAAAAATCTAGCACCATTTACCTCTTGAATAAATGGCTTGTCTACTGTTAATCTTGTTGCTGATGTGTATTCCCATAATGCAGGAATAAGAGTGTCAAGTTTGTCATCTAGGTTTTCTGTTTCTGTTTCATTAGTTGCATATGGAACCAGGATTAAAACCCTCCAATTAGACGCATAGTCTGCATCATATTGATTTTCATATACAGTAATAAAGTCAGTATCAGGTTCCATAATCGCACAGAGTGGATTAGGTCTTTCTGGCATATACTTATAAACTTTTGAGATACCACCAAGAATGATGGCACTTTCTAGTTCTTCTCTTACTCCCCCAAGATTCATGCAAACCTCACCATGTAACGATTAAGAATTGGATACACACCAACGAGTGGATCTCTAGCAACATTAATGGGAGCACCATCATAAGTTGCATATTGAGAAACACCCATTGGTGCGTTACGACGATGGAACAGTTCTGATCCTACTTCCAAGTAGCAACGCTTTAATACAGCAGGAGGAACTTTTGCAGTCTTAATATAAGACGCAATAATATCCTTTGCTGTGTCCCAGCATTCCTCTACATAGTCATCATCAGTAGTTGATGATCCTACATAGGCTTTCAGATCAGTCCAGTCCATAATCGTTATCCTTTGTTAATTAGTCTAGTGGGTTGGCAACGATTGTCATTGCCTTTGGTTCTGGAGCAGCGATGCCCAAGTAACCGTACACTGAGAATGAGTTTGTAAGTGTTGTGATCTCTTCGTCGTTTAGACGGAAAGGTGCACCTGCAGACTCGTATGTTGTTAGTGCTGCTGAGTTACCAACATAGAATGAACCACCAGCAAGTGATGGATCCATGACGATTGGTAGACCAAGAATTGTTCCTGTCAAACCAACTGGGTTGATTGAACCAAATGTGTTCTGTGTCAATCCTGCGTTTGAAAGAATTGGACGACCTGCTGAGTCAACAACCTTTGCAAGTGCCTGGAATACATCGCTTGAAACAAGGATTACTTCTAGTGCATAACCTGCGTTGTTATTTACATCAGCAGCAGCCTTTGCGAGTGCGCCAATAACATCATCTGCTTCCCATGCTGAGACAGTTGCAGTATTGAAGTTTGCTGATGCTGTTACAACTGCTGCACGAGCAGCAGCGTTTGTTGCTGCAGCGTACTTAGCAACCATTGCACGGAATGCTGTATCAACATATGCAATAGATGAACGCTCTACAACCTGGCGTGACATATCTGTGTATCCACCGTATGTCTTAATTGGTGCAGTTGCTGAAGTAAGAGTCAACTTACCGTAGTCAAGTGCATCGCCTTCTGCTTCTTGTTCTCCAACAGCAAGTGTGTTGGTATTAATCTTTGGGTATTCCACATTCATTCCGTCAGCAGGTAGTGCTGCAGATGAAAGAACATTGAATGTTGGACGGCCTGCGTTAAGGATACGAACTGTATCTGAAACCCAAGCATTCTTCATAATTGAGTCGCCTGAATCTGCGCCAGCAAATGTACGGTGAAGAGCAAGTGCTGCTTCATCGCCCTTTGCTACAGACTTTACAAACTCACCGAATGAACGGTACTGTGGTGCTGAGATAAGAGGTGTCTTTTCTGATGAGATAACTTCTAGACGACGCTCCAACTCCTGTGCGTGATTACGAACTTCTTCAATTGCTGAAGTGTAATCAGGTGTTGTGTTTTCCATGGATATTTCCTCCTGATTGGTTTCTTCTCTGACTGAAAGTACTTCAGCCTTGTCGTATGCAGGAAATGCTACTAAGGATACTTCCTTAAGATTTACCTTCTTACGAATTATTGTTTTGTCTTGCTTTACATCTGTTACTGGAATGAATCCAACTGAGAAAGAACGGATTGCTCCATCCTTAACCAGGTTGAGTGTTTCATTTCCCAAAACTGTTTCTGAAATCTTTGCCTTAATCAAAAGGCCTTCATCAGATTCTGTCATTTCTGTGACAACGCCAATAATATCTTCGTGGTCACGGAATAACTTAACATCAGCGTTTAGATCAACTGCGCCTTTTTCAAAACGCTCTGACCAACCTCCACCAATGTCAATCGTGTCATTATAAGGAACAGCCATGCCAGAAACTTCACGCTTCTCTGCATCTGTTGCTCTTATTTCAAAACTACGGGTAATCATTTCCATATTCATTACTCCATTTTATGCCACAGGTTGATCAATAACATCAACTGGGGCTTCTTGTTGTGGTTGTTCTGTCATTTCTGGCATACCTTCAATCTCACGGACTTCAGGTACGGTCAAGAAACCGTTGTTCAAACCAATTGCGTATGACTCATATCTTGTCTTTACATTTGGACGCAAGAACTCAGTTAAATTGAACTCTGCATATTGTCCTCTTGGTAGAAGATCAGTAATTGCTTGCTGGATACGAACAATATATTGCTGTAGTCCATCTTCAAATAGTTTAGTTCTGTCTTCATTGCCGTTGACATAAGTCATGCCCTGTCCCTCAATACCCATTCCAAGATACATTGTTGGCACACCAAACATCATTGCGATCTGGCGTGTAATGTATTTCTGGTTTTCTAGGAATTGTGCTTCTTCAGGATTAAGCGAAATTGAATCGTACTTAAGTCCAGAAGATAGAACAGCGACACTTCTTTCTTGCTGAGATAGTACAAAGGCTTCTTTATTAGACTTTGCAACATCTTCAGAAAGAAATTCTGTTGTTGATAGTGTACCTGTTGGTACCGCAGCAGTTTTAAACCAGTTGTCTGCATAATTATGTAGATCTAGTGCTGAACGCAATACTGATTTGTGTCGCTGCAATGGTCCTTCGCCAAGCAAGATTGCTGGGCTTGGGTTATGCCATAACTTAATGTGCTTAATATCTTTTGCTGAATAATATTTTGACTTGTATGTGTAATAAACTCTGTTGTCACCATCTATTGCTACTGTTACATCTGTTGGGTGAAGGTTTGTAATGTTTACAATTCCTCGCTGCCCTCTTTGAATGTGCCAGAAAGCATTTCCATAAACTGCCATGTGCATTAGAGTTGTGCCAAGCCACTCTGCTTGAGAAATTTGATTTTCAATGTCTGGTGTTTCTAACCAGAGAGGTGATGGCAATGGTGTTGTGCCTCTGTAAACACTTACAGGAATTTGCATGATTGCAGTTTCTAGTACGGATGTGGCACGGGACACAGCAACAAGACTAAGTGCAGTAGTTGGTGATACCGAAACTGCTTCTCTTGTTGGTGCAGTATTTGTTACTCCACGAGTTTCAGGAACAAAAG